CTGCTACCCGATGCAGGCGCAGTGGGATCCATGGGTTGGTATCCATCCGGGCAAAGCCAGCCGTACCACGCAGCTTCTTCCCGTCATACTCCTGATACCACTCCACCCGATCAGCCTGTGGATCCAACGTGATGTGGGTGTACACGTCCTCCTTGTCGTCGCTATCCCCGTCGCCATCACCTGCTTCCTTGGCGGGCATGTACTTCTCAGACACCTGCTCACGCACCACGATCTCGGTGACGTTCCCCTCCGGGTCACGATCAACAACGAATGACCGCAAGCTATACATCCTGATCGCATCGTTGCCGACATACAGCAACGCATTGCCACCAACGACTAGATGTTTGATCGCCTCAAATACAGCGTTCCGTGCCTGCAGTTGATCCAGACGGCGAATCACCTGCCGCTCCATCGAACCCAGCAGCTGGTCCAGCTTGGTCAACGTGCCCTGTTCATCCTGCCCATTGCCCTGTGATTCCAACCAGGACCGCACCTTGCCAATGTCAATCGTCAACCGGAAGAACGGTTGGTTCGGTGGCATCAACGCAAGTAGCAGCTTGGCGCTAAGGCTGCTGACACCACGCGCACCCGCACCCTGGTACAGGCTGGGAATGGAGTTGAACTGCTCGCCACTCCACCCGTAGTTCTGATCTGATTCAGGGATCAGCGTTGGGATGGTGAGGTTACTGGCGTCGATAGCGCGGCGCAGGTAGAGCGAGCGGTACAGCTCCAGGTCTTTCCAGCGGGACTGTGCGGTGGTTTCCATTAGGCGATCTGCAGACCAGAGAGTGAACCCATAGAGCCGGTGCTCTTGGCTGGGTCAAGTCCAGTCAAGATTGACAGAGACGACAACGTGTTCTTCGACGAACCGCTGGCGGTAAAGGCACTGCGTTGATCACCAACAATGGGGGACAAAGCTGTTGCCTCTTGATTGGGAACATAGGCGCGAGACAGTGCCTCGGCTGATCGCTTCTGTTCTTCATATGCAGCGTTTGATGCAGCGATCTGTTGCTGCTGCAGTTGCTGCTGTTGCGCAAAGGCTGACTGCTGCTGGATCATCATCTGTTGCAGCGCGTCTTGTTGCTGCTTCAGTGCTGCAGCAGATGCTGCCTTCTCCGCTTCCATTGATGCAGCCATTGCTGCCTGGGCCTTGGAATCCTCAACTGCCTTGTTGGCCCAGTAGTCCTGCTGCGCTTTGGCGGCAGAGGCCTGGGCGTTGAGGCTGTTGAGGATTCCGCCGTATGTACCTTCAGCAGTGTTGGCAGCAGGATCGGGAGCGGACGCAGCAGCGGCAGGGGCAGGCTTAACCGGCATCCAGCCAGCCTTTGTTCCGCTGCTGGTTCCCCAGATACGGAACTCTGAGATGCTGCCATCTGCGTTAGTGCGCCGCTCCCCCCGCTGAGGACGAGCACCACCTTGCTGAGGCCGCATGTTCATTGCCTTAGCCATCGGTCAGTCCCCTCAGGAAACGAATAACAGAACGTTGTCCCGAAGCGTACCGGATCTGATCAACTGAGTCAGTCAGCTCTGGTGTGCGCTCAGGAAACAACTGATCAAGTGCATCAAGTACCTCACTTGTCAGTTGCTGACCAATGATGCGCTTCAGCGTGTCGGGGGATTCCATAGGTTGACAGTGTGGGTTGAGAAATCGTATTCACCAGCGCGAAGGACACGCACTAATCGCGCCTGTTGCGTGGCGAAATCGGATGGCTGCTCCACTTTCCCTTTCGTTTCATACGTCCGAACAATCTCTTTCCAGCAATCCACAGGTCTGTTGATGTTGAAGCTGGCAACAATGTCACTGGCTCTTTTGTCACCAATCGACGGACAACCGGGTACTCCATCAGTTGAATCCCCCGATAGGTACTGCTTGTACGTGAATCGCTCCGCATGTTCAACCGTGTTTGTCTTGATGATACTGCCATTTGCATAAGAGATAGAGAGTCCTGCTTCGTCCTGTTGCTCCTTGCCCGTGTCCATCCAGATGTGAACACCCGGAACCTGCAGTAGATCCTTGTCCCCCGATGCGATCACCACCTCATCCCCCATGCTGGGCATCGACGCGAAGATCCCGATCAGATCATCAGCCTCGATCTGGTGGAACATGAACGCTGTCGCCTCCGTCATCAGCTCGGACTTCAGCTGCTTAAAGCCAATCGGCTTGGGTACTCCCTTCCGACTGGCCTTGTACCCAGGGAACAGGTCACGGCGGAAGGCGCTGCGGTCCGTGAAGCAGTGCCACACGTCGTCAAACGTGCAGTCGTACAGGTCACACCACAGCTTGAGTTGATCCCAGTACATCTCACGGGCTGTGCCCAGCTCGCTGTGCCTGGTCCAAACGTCATCACCTAGCTGCACCTCCACCTCGGTAGCTGATGCCACGCGGAACAGGAGCATGTCAGCGTCTAGAAGAATCCTCATCCGTTGTTCTCAGTGATTGCAAGTTGATCAAGGTGAGTCCACACCGGGTCGTTGTCATCAATGCCATGGTCCACGAACCAGGCAGCCAGGTGGTGCAGCTCATAGAAGGCGGCGTAGTTGTCGTTGACACCGCCGATGTACATGTCATCCATTCCGATACGGGTAACCACTTGGACTGTTGCTGTTGCTGTTACCCATGGCTGCGCTTCAGTCACGGGCTCGCTCGCGTAAACGCTGGGCAACTCCTGTGATGGCGAGGGCAACGATGGGTGCTCCTCTGCGATCAGACTCAATAGCCCATCCCTCAATTTCATGTGCGATGACAGCGATTGCTTCCGCCATCCGCTCACTATCAGAACAAGGATGATCCGAATCAACTGACCAGTACGCATCACTGCACCTTTGATTGAGTGTGCGTGTAGCCATGGGGCGCCCATCTAACAATGTCTCTAAGGATTGACATTGCTGCTCCGTATCCATTCCAGAATCCTCGTGCGAGTGTGCGGTCTTCATTGCCATCTAGTTCGTTGAACCTCTCTATAGCCAGGTCGTACATGTGGTTCAACGTGGATCCCTGAACCAAGTAGTACCGGTCAGGCCTCAGCTCTTGGCCTGGCCTTTCCCAACCAGAAAGACAGTCGCTTCGCTGTACTTGTTCCGTGCGTACTGCACTGCTGCCTTCCCCGACGGTGCCTTGATCAGCTCCGTCATCGTCGGCGCTTGGGGGAACATGACCTTGATCTTCCATAGTGGATGCTTCGCGTTGAATGAATGGGTCCGGTGCTGTTCAGGGTTAGTCATGCGATCTCATGGAATCGACAGCTGGGCAGGTAGTGCAGCTTGGACATGAGGCCCAGCTCACCCTTGACTCGGTTCTTCTTCAACCAACAGTGGGTGGTGTTGGCTTCCACCTTGTCCTCAGAACTGGGCCGCCGTTGCAGCATCACAACGAAGTCCGGGATCTGGGCTAGGGAATGAGAGCCTCGTAGTTCGGACAGCGTGGGCTCGCCACCTTCTTCGTGCGACGGGCCAATGCCTCCCGATCTCGATAGGTGGCAGACGACAACCATGGTGAAGTTGAGTTCGATGCAGAGCGTCTTGAGATCTTTGATGCAGCGATCAATAGCCCGGCGCTGATCAGTAGCAAGCGAAATACCATCGGCCAGCAATGAGAAGTGATCAAGGACAATGACTTGGCATTGCTCCCCTAAGACGTAATGTTTAACGGTTGCAACGAATGCGTCAAAGTCATCGCTGCCAAACTTATCCAGCAGAAACAAGTTGTCCGCGAACTGATCAAGGGCTGCCTCGATCAACGCTGGATCCCGTTGTGCTCGCTGCTCTGGTGTATCCAGGTGGAACCCAGGGTTCAGGCCTAGCTCCTCACTGAGCATCCGCTCCAGGCTGGTCTCGCAGCTCTCCTCCAGTCCGACATACGCCACCCTGGTGCCGGCCTTGCACAGGTTGAGGGCAATGCTGCGGGTGAACAGGCTCTTGCCGATGCCCGTACCACCAGACACCATGATCAGCTGACCAGGCTTCATGCCTTCAGTCATGCGGTTCCATCCTTCCCAGGGGTAGGGCAGGCCGAACCTGTGCTCAGGCTTCAGGATCTTCCCGAGTAGATCGGGTGCGTGGACGATGGCTTCAGGCCGGTGGCGCCTGGCGTTGTTGATGGCTTCAAGGATGGCGTTGTAGTCATCGGCCATCCATGCCTCGTTGGCATCCTTGTAGGGGAAGCCTCCGGCAATAGCAGAACTAGGGCCGATAAGTGCAGCCAGATCAGCAGCTGCCTTGCGACCGGGTTCATCTGTATCCATGAAGATGACAACCCGCTTGAACCGCAGGATGTATCCCAGCTGGTCAGTGCATGACTTCTTTGCCGAGGCGGCACCATCAGGGATAGAGGCAACAACAAACTTGTTCTTGTGACGATGCTTGTACAGGCATTCATAGATTGACATTGCATCAACCTCGCCTTCCGTCAGGATCAGCGTTCCCTCGGTGCCCAGGTGCTGGCCGAACAGCTGCACCTTCAGCCCTTTCTCCCGTCCCAGCCAGGCGAATTGTTTCTCGCCATAGCGGATGTGCTGAGCAACAGTCAGACCGTTCTCATCCCGGTAGTTAGCAACCTGTGCAGGCTGTCCACGGAAGTCAGTCAGGTCGTAGTCGTAGAGCTTGCATGTGCGCTCAGTGATCTTGCGTGTAGGCAGACCGCTTGGCTTACCACGCAGCAACGACACCTTTGCGGTGATGGTGTCAGTGCGTGGCAGCAAGTCAAGCAACTGCTTGGCTGGTGTTTTCATTGATGCTTTCCAAGGTTGTCCATCTGTTGTGTATCGCTGCTGGCAGACGAAGCAGTAAACAGAACCGTCGTCGTACTCAGCTGCTCCGTCTGAGCTTTCGCATTCCGGGCCGGGGCATGGAATGTGGGTCGTGCTCCTTGTTGCCATTGCTGCATGAAGTCGGGCGGGATGGGAACTGGACACCAGGCAATACCGTGCTTGGTGCACCACTGTGCGTAAGTGGTCTTGCTTTGCTTCGTCAACGTCAGATGAGGACGTTGCAATGCAACAAAGATGGGCAGGCCAGGGTTGTTCATGATCACGGCTAGGAACTTGGTGCGTTCAGCCGATGGCCACCAACCTTTGACCTCCACGTACACGTTGCCCACCTTGAAGTCCGGCGTGTACTTCTTGTGCAGGACGTAGGGGAACTTCTCAGTTTCGTACTGAGGGCTGTAGCCCTGGGATACCAGGGCCTCTTCAACTTGAGTCTCCAGGTTGGACCGGTGTTCCCGGTCCTTTCTGGTGCGGAGCCTGCGGTTATACCGATCAAGCATCCCCGGCCAGTGCTGCAGCAATGGAATCCAGCTCGTTGCCTTCAGGCACCCAGCCACCTTCGATAGGTGTCAGCTGTGCGTCGTCTTGACGTAGCTCAGCGATCTGGAATCCCTTCAACTGCAGGCTGACACCCTTCATTGCAGGCATGTCATAGATGTAGATGTCATACACCGCCTTGCCGGTACTGCGGGGCGGGATGCGCTCGATGGTGCCAGTGACAAGGCGACCGAGGCTGTCGTATAGAGCAGGTGGTGACTGCTTGGCTACCTCACCGGTCTTCGTTTTGTAGGTGCTGTTGCGCTTGATGCTCCACAACAGGAAGTCAGGGTCAGGTTGCTTGATCCCGTCGTCATCCTTCTTCTCGCTGATGCGGTAGGGGAAACGGAGCTTGTCGTTGGTAGCAGGGAAGCGGGGGTCAGCTGCTCGCTTGGCGGCAAGGGCCTGCTCAATGGCGTCAAGGATGACCTCGGATTCCTGAACGCCAATGACTAGGCCCAGGTTCCATTCAACTTTGCCGCTGTTGGGATTCTCGCGGGCTTCAATGATTGATCCAAATACAATGGTGCCGACAGGAGTGACGAGATTGCGCACGAAGTAAAAACAATAAAAGGAACGGGAAGCGGGCGGGACTTACGTGACGACGAGACGTACCCATCATCAATGCCCGCTGATGTTGATACTACCAGCATTGTTGAATGCTGGCAAGGGTCAGATCAGCAGAACAGGTACGGGTTTTCACCGATGCGCTGTTGGTCCAGCGTGCCGATGATCGGTGGGGGTGGCACGTCCTTCCCCAACAGTGCAGCCACCATGCCCTGGTGCCTGGTCAGGTGGTCAACGGAATAGAACCGGTGCCACTGGTCATTCAGCTCTGACTGCAGCGTGTTGACGTGCTGCAGGGTGGTGCCAAAGCAGTCATGCACAGTTGAGATCGGGTGTCGGTAGGTGCCCCAGTGCGCAACGAACCGCTGCAGGAAGGCGGCATCCAGGCTGTGGATGTAGTCAGGTACCAGCTTGCGGGCAGTCTTCAACTTGTCCGGTTTGCACCCCGTCGCATCACGCAGCGCCACCTTGATCGTGCGTTTGCTCAGGCACAGCTCAATGCAGTCGGTCTTGGTCTCGCTGGCATAGCTCTCAATGGCCAGGCCATTAGGCGTGAACCAGTACGGCCTCAGACCAGCGTCGATCTGCATGTTGCTGATCTTGCTCAGCCATTTGCTCAGGTCACGGACATGGGGCAGGGCTTCCTTCACCACGTCGTTGATGGTGGTGGCCAGTACCAGGGCCAGGTCCAGGACACGGAGCCCGTCATCGGTGAGGAAATCTTCGATCTCCTCCCGCAGGTAGAGCTTGACTGCTTCAGACAGGCTCTTGTAGCTGCGGCCATAGATGACTGGCATCAGGGCGTTCTTCCACATGGAGCGTGGAACCTTGTGCTGTCGCCACCACTCAAAACATTTCTGATCACGCTCGGTGTTGTCACCCTGCTCGCAACGCCACTTGACCCGTGCCATGACGAGGCGACCAACGCCTTCGTACAGGTCAGCTGGTTGGGTGCCAACGATGTTGGTGTACTGGGCCAGGGTGCCGTCGCGGGTGAGACAGGCGACGTGTCCCCAACCAGAACAGGTCTGGTCCAACCAGTGGATGGTGCCGCTGGTGTAGGCGGGATCCTCGATGTAGCCATGCCAGTCACGGCATAGCTGGATGAAACGGAACGGCTCTTTGGCCTGCTCCCAAAAGCTGATGCAGTTGAGCGGGTCACTGCCGACATGGGCAATGGTGCCGGACAACTTGCGTAAGTATTCCAATCGGTCTTTGCGTCCAGGTGGCAGGCCAAGGGCTTCGCCCAGGCTCCAGAAAAAGGCTGCCTCGTTGCCCTTGATGGGGCTTTGCTCCTTGAACTGGAGCATGGCGCGGAAATGATCTGGTCCCTGCGGGTTGAGCTGCGCACCACGGGCGTAGAGCCTGCCGCGATGATCCATGTGCCAAACGTGGTAGCAGGTATCGGCTTCCTCGATGCGGCGGTAGGAGATCAGGCCATTTACGAGGCGTGATCGAGCACTGTCTTGCCGGCGATCAGCTTTCCATTTCCAGACTGCTTTCCAGTAGGCGGAGGGGCCAAGGCCAGCCTGCTTGAAGTCGTTATCAACAGGCTCTGCCATGCGTTCGCGTGGTGGCAGGCCGCCGATGGCATGGCCGAGATTCCAACAGGCTGAGACGAGGCCGGCTTGGGTGTGGTCAATGGCCAGGGGCTGTGACTGGAGGAGGTTGATGCTGTCAATGACGCATGGCATGGCGCGTTTGCTGACTTCAGGCCAGCGTTCCCAGTCCACACTGGTGATAGCGGTACGAATGGAGAGATAGCCACCGTTGTCGTAGGCAGACCAGGGCCTAGGTGGTACCACCATCGGGAGATAGAGGGGGCGGAATAGGGCGGCAGCTTGACGCCATTGGGCGAGGAACTTCCAGTAAATGTCCGCATAACGGATCATCTTTTTACGTCGCTTGTAACTGGACTGGATGTAAATCTCAATCATCTGCGTACTCTCGGCTATACATTCAACAAAGAATGCGCCTAGTGCAGCACGTTCAGCATGTGTCAGC